ATCATTTCTGCTGCTTCAGCATCCATAATTCCACCTTCAGCAGCATTAACTCTTACACCACCTGATCTGTAATCAAATTTATTATATCCTGCCGGTGTTGTGTATCCTGCTACTTCTGAACCAGGTACTGGTCCGCCGTTAGCTGCCATCATTGGTTGTTCCATACCTTGTGATTGATTTTGTTGTTGCATTACTGTTTTAACAAATTGTTCAAAAGATAAATCTCCACCTTTGTTTTTATATTTTATAAATTCTGCCATAAGCATTTGTTCTGCTTGTTGCTGACCTGCGTCACCGCCCATGTTTAAAAATGTTTGTGCTGGTCTAAATCTTGTAGCTGCTTGCATTCTTACAATTTCATCTTCATCATCTGTGTCTCCACCCATTGCAAAGTTTGCTCTACCACCGTCAGCTGCATAAAAGTTTTGACTAACATATTTTTTCTTAGGCATAAAGTTTAAACCTACACCCTTGTCCCCGAGCCCTGAATAAAAATTTCTTGCTCTTGCTACTTGTTCTGCTGGGTTAATTTGTTCAACAGTTTCTTCAACTTCATCGTCGCCACCACCCATGAATAGAGGAGCCATACTTGCAAGACCTAAACCTGTTAATCCTGCTCTGCCTGCACTAAATTTACCATCTTTGTCATAAAATGCTCCAGCTAATAATCCTCTTTTACCTTGGGCTGCACCGCCAACACCACTAGCTCTAAATAAATTTGCAAGGTTTCCAAAACGACTTAAACCCTGACCACCTGAAAACATACCAGAACCACCTAAGAATTTAGCACCACCAAGCATATAACCACCGGCACCTATTAAAGCAGCTTTACCTAGTGGACTTTTAACAATTTTCTTAACGCCCCGTACCGCTTTCTTAACGATACTACCCAGTCCATATTGTTGTCTTGGTTGTTGCATTCTTGAAATAGCCATAATTTAATCCTAGTTTATCTGTTCTACTTGGTTTTACCAAACAAATCAAGAGCAGGCATAATGACTTTTACGTCCTGTGCCATGTCTTCGTTCTTAAAACCTTTGGCTTCCCAGTCTTTTCTTTCCTTAAAAACCTCACCTGTTTGCTTGTGTCTATATGTTGTAATCACTTCTTCTGGTTTTATTATTGGTATGTTTTTATCCATTAGTCTATTTTCTCCTTTTTAATGTTTAGATAACTAATGGCTACATCAAATGAGTCTGCAGTGCTTGCTTGGACTGTAAAAGATGTGCCACCTTCTACTATTAACGGTTGAGTTAAAAGTTCTGTAGTTTCATTAGCTGTCAAAGCTTTAGATTTAATTGCTGTAATACTATTGTTAGTAATTGTAACAACAGGTGTACCGGCAGATGTTACTAAAATAGATTTAATAATTATAGTTTCATTAACTCCAGGAATGCTGGCTCCTAAAGGAACTAACGCTCCTCCTGTTGTGCTATTATCTATACCTACAAATTTATATTCGTTTACTACTGCCATTATTCTAAAAAGAAACTTTTAGCTTCTATCTCCTGTTTAACCTCATCTTGAAATGAAGTATTTAATTTTGTAATAACATCGTCAAGATCTCTTACCAAAGATTGAAAAGTTCTTTGTTCGTATTCTTCGCTTGCTCTAGTTAATGATTGTACAATTCTTGCCATTATAATATACTTGCTAGTCCTCCATAAAAATAACCTACTCTACCACCTTTAGCAAAATCATATGCAGCAGTTTCTTGAGACTCTTGATTTTTTTCAGAACTTTTATCCGCTTTACTTGATCCACTCCAACCTGTGTCAGTATGTGGATTAGGATTTCCTCCTGTGTAACCTTCTTTTTTTCCTAGCTCAGAATTAGGGTTAACCGTAGATGATGTAATATTTCCTTTACCATCTTTTACATCCTTATCTTTAGCTCTTTGATTAATAACAGTTTCTTGTGTATTCACCCGATCTTGAATTTCTTTAGTTTCCGCTCTAGTTTTTTCTTTAGCTTGTTGAGTATAATTATTAACAGTGAAGGATTCTATAAATGCAGTTTTCTTATAACCGCTTACAATATTGCCATCTTTATCTAAAACATTTCCGTCGTCATCCATACTATAACCTTCTTCAACCATCTCATTGTACTTATCTATTTGATTTTCTTCATAATTATCAGCCAGTGAAACTAAGTTTTTACCTGTTGCAGTTTTTATACCACTAGGTCCATCATACAACATTCCTTGACTAGCTAGTGCATCATATAAACCCTTTTGTTGATTAGTTAATCCTGCAATACCGTAACTGGTTGTATTATTGTCGTCTGCTGTAAATGGTCCTGTTGGATTCATTTTATTTTCTAAATAATTTACTGTAGTCATTCCAAAAGGTACAAAAGGAGCAAACATTTTTATGGGACCGGGTATTTCTTTTCTAGGTGTTAATGTATAATCTTTATAAAATTCGTTTGTAGCTGGTTTTCCTGTTGCAGCATTAACAAGATCACCATCCTCATTCATTTCTGTAAATTCATATTGAAACGATCTGCCTGGTCCTTTTTGAGCATAATTTCCTGGAAGACCTCCTCGATAATTTGGAGAACCATAATAACCAGATTGTCCAGCATAGGGATCACCTGGTTTAAAAGAACCTACATAAGGATCTCCAGGTTTAATAGCTGTACCATATCCAAACGCATTTCCACTAGGAGAAAAACTACCACCACTATTATTAAAATTACTAGCGGCCGGTATTCCAAAACTTGTTTGAATTTTTTCTGCGTCTTGATTTACCACAGGAGTGTAAGGACCTATTCTGTATTTTTCTTGAGGTAAAAATTTTATACCTGATTTATAAATATCTTGATCAGCTTGGTTGTAGAATAAAGCCATTATCTTCTTCCCCCTGGATGTATGTCCAATCTAAATGTTCCTAGTTTCCAATCTTCAGCTATAGCTGTGTTTGATACTTTCATTGCAATAGATCTAGCTCTTAGTCGAGTATCTATCTTATCAGTAGCCGTTGTAGTTGTAAAGTTTGTAGTCGTTTGACTATTGTTAGGGTAGTCCCTTGTTACAAAACTAACTTGAGTATTTCCTGTTTGAGAAATAAAGTCTGGTATAATTCTACTAATTCTCATTATGTATTCACCATCGCCTCTAAGATCTGGTGTACCTACTGTTTGACCTGTATTACTTCTTCTCTGTGTAATATCAAAATCTCCCGATGTAATTGTTCCTGTTACTACGGTGGTAGCTCCTCCGGCATTAATTTGATCGGTCCCTGATTCCTGTTCATAGTATATTGAACTACCGTCTGTGTTGCCTGTGCAATCAGTAGATGCATCATCAGAAATATCATAAGATGTAGCGTGAGGTTTTGCAAATACAGCTGAATCAGCCCACGTTGTTCTGGCTAAACTTCCTGTAGTCCATATCGGACGTTGTTTTGATGAGTCTAAATAATTGTAAGTAACACATCTATTAAGCACCTCTGAACCACCATTAGGGTAAAACCAAGTCACTTCTCCAAACAAGTTATTAACACCTGCAAAAATTAAATCTCTTGGTGTGCTGTTTAAACTATCATAAACAAAATCTTCAACTAAACATGGCATTGATTTTAATTGACCATCGTAAGTAAAGAAACCATTTTCTGACATCCAATAAGCTGTACCATCAACTTCAACACAAGCGTTCTTACCAAGAAGTCCACAGTTAGTACCAACTTGTGAGAATGAAAATGTAAAGGGTTGGCCAACAAACTGCATTAAAAATAAAGAAGTATCGGTCCAAACATAAATTGCATCTCTACCTTTAATGGCTCCCATAATCTTTGAACCTGCTGCTAGTCTTTGTGTACCTGCAGTATTATTAGCCTTAACTGTATAAGAGTCTGTTTGATCTATACTTTCTTGAGAAGAAAATCTTATAAACATATCGTCTTGTGTTGAAGAAGTTCCAATAGTTGTTTCTGTACCAAAAAATACTAAGTGCCTATCTGGTGTAGATACCAACACGTGACGTGATGCTGTAGGTGCATTAGCAATTAGTGTTGCTCTAGTTGATGTTGCATTAGTTGCAGCTGCATCCCATTCAAAACAT